GACAACCCAATCAAAACTATACCTAATATGTTAAGCGTTTTTCTTTGCTGGATATTTAGCATATTTTCCTTTATCATTTGATATCTCTCTACACATTTGTTGTATATCTTTTATTTGCACATCAATTTCTGCTTGTGAAAATTTTTCTGTTGTGTCATCATCTTGATGACCGTATTTCATTATCCTTAATTGTTCTGACTTATCATAAATTACTCTAATCTTGTCGCACATTGTACTGACTTTATGATACATTTTTTCCTCCTAGGTTAAAATGAGGTGCCCAGTTAAGGGCACCTCTAGTTTCAATTAAGAACCGTAAGCGAAACTTGTACCGTAAAGTTTCTTAATACCGGCAGCCACAATCGCTTTCGATGGTGTACCTATACGATATGAAGTGTTATTACCATTAGTACCTGTGTTTTCATTGACATAAATCATGTGTCCTTCTGAGCGTAATGTATCAACCATTGCTCTAGGTGATGTTAAATCAAATCTACTTCTTAGGGTTCTCCAGAATACTGGTTGTCCTTTAGATAGTAAGTTTAGTACTTTATCTTTTTTGCTTAATCTAGCTCTTGCCATAATATTTACCTATTGTTGTTGTTTAATTTTGACATTTTTGAGTCTGTCATGACTATTACCCATTGTAATTCTATTGTTATGTCTATTATACTATATTTCAAATCGTTTGTCAAGCGTTATTTTCATTATTTTGTTGAGAATGGTTCTCATTAAAATTTCTCATACTCTATTTGAATGTCTCCTCTATTATCAATAAAATAACCACCCATTAAGAATGTAATATCTTTCTCATGATTTTCTATTATTGTTTGATATGTAGTTTCACATTTTTTCTCATTACCTGAAGCAGGTGTCCATATTTCACCATCAACAGGAACCATCATGATTGCAAGTCTTGTACATTCTGCTTGATGTAATACAAATATATGCCAGTTTTTTTTCATTTGGCGTGCCCTCATATTACCTCTAATTTTACCGTCTTCTATTGAGGATGATTTTAATTCTATTTTTACTTTCTCACAATGTGGAACATTGAAATCAGGAAATATTATATCAGCGTCTCCTTCTTTACCGATAGGAGTTTGTACATTATATTCTTCTTCAAATGCATTTGCAAAACAAGATTGAGCAATATTTGAAACTAATCCACTAAACATACCTTTTTCCCATCCTAGTCTTGAATCAAATATTAAACTTACAGGTTGTTTACGCTTTTTATTTGATAATGTTCGACCTCTAATAAATCCTAATTCTTTTTTTAAATCATCAACTGCCTTTTTAGATATAGCTGGTTTTTCTTTAGTTAAAACATCAGCAAAATCTATAGGATTTGGATTAGGGTCTAATTCTTTAGATGACCAGTTTGTTATTGTTTTCCATACTTCTTGTAAAGAAGAGCCGTATTTTGATTCTTTATTATCTAAGTCAATTAAATCTTGTGTGTCTCCTTGTATATCTACAATCTCTTTACACAATCTATATGATTCAGGCGTTGTTGACCACTCTTTACATAATCTTTTAAATTCTCTAGTTTCCATATCCATTCCCATTTCCGAAAGATATGCATTACGAAACTCATTTAAAATATTATACTTCTCGTTCCAGTCATGAGGTCTAAAAATATTTGAACCTGCCCTATCTCGTATTTCTTGAAGTCTAGAGGTTTTTCCTTTTTGTTCGTGCCACTCTATCCACATCAATTCATTAGGACCAAATTCATCCTCAGCGCCTAGTGCTCTACTATTTCCTACTATGACGGTCATATCAGATTTTCTAACCATTAGAGGTTGTTCTTGTATATGTAATCCTCGCACTTTCCTACTTTTGAAAGATGTTCTTAATGCTACTTGATTTAGTTTTTCTTTTTTCTTATTATTATAGGTGTTTTTATTGTTAGGGTCAATAGTTAAATCTCCTACTCGTACAAACTTTTTACCATCTTTTTCTATGATTTCACTTTTCATTCTTTGTCCTCCGAACTCATTAATAGTACAATATAATGTATTGCCTTTAATAAGTCTTTTCGGTTTTTACCGTCCTTCTTACCATATCTGCAAAGATACTTAATTGCATTTGCCTGGCAGAAATCTTTATCTATATCTAATTGTCGTAACATATCTTGAACTTGGAATCCTTGTTCATCAGTACTATAATGTTGTTGATAAGTACCATCAATGTATTGACTTATTTCTAATAAAATCTTTTCTTCGTTATACTTCATTCATTTCTCCAACGATTCTAGATACATTATCTTCAGGAACTTCAGGAACCTCTATTATTACATCTTTAATCATTTCTTCTGTTGATTTACCTTTACTTGTCTTAGTAATCTTTCGCATTGTATATTCTCTAGCCGTCATACCAAATTTTTTCATTGGAAGATAGTCTTTAGGACTACTTGAATCCCATGTTTCTAATAAACCTTCAAAATTGAATAATTTATCTCCGGCAGGATTTACTAGATTCTCATATAATTCTGGAATATCCTTCTCTTGTTCTATATGGAATTTTAAAAATTCTATTTTCTTTTTCTTGGTATCACATTCTGCAAAACCTGTTCTTATTTCTTGTTTTGTTATCATATTATCTCCTAAATATTATTAAACTTAAATTACTTAACTTGTCGCATATCCAATCATGTATATCATTTAAATGAAATGCACAATATACAACAAATATAAAAAATAGTATTTGTATTATAATCATCTTTCTAGTATTACTAAGTGCCCAAAGTGATTATCAAAAGTACGGACTAAATTGTCATAGTCTGTTCGTGTCATATCTTTATAGATAGAATCGAAATTATACTTTAAACCCATACGATTTAATTTTTTGCACAAATCATTTGCAAGTCCTATCAAGCAAAATGCATTACCATCTTGACCTGTTAAGTCTATTATCATTTTTTGTGATTGTTGTTTCTTTCTAATCATTTTCAATTGCCTCTCTAAAATCAGCGTCATCTTCAATTCCTATGAATTTTAATGCTTCTATTTGTTCACTTGTTAAATCATCTGCATAAATTCTTTGTGTATCATCAAAGGTTATTTCACCTTCTGATACTCGGTTATACATATCGTTTATAATGTCTTCTGCCATATCCATAGCGTAATCGTTCATACTCATAATATTTGCCTCTTTTTAAATTCTATCCACTTAAATGTACCTTCTACATAACCTACTTTTTTTTCTTGTCTAGTAGGATTTGTAAACATAGTACCTGCCTCATTAGGTTTAATACCGGTCTTATGTGAAATTGTTATATGTGGTGCGCCTGAGTCTACTCTCAGTAATTCTTTTTCATTTGTAGTTAATGAATAACTATCGTAGAACATACTTTCTACCCAAAATGCCTCTATATTATCATTTGCTCTTAATTCATTAACATGAGCATTAACTCGTTTACCTACTAATTTAGATAATCTTTTAAAAGTATCATCATTAGGTTTATATGCAATGGTAATATGGTCACCTCTGACTATATCCATTGTAGCATTTTGTTTAATTATATCACGGTATGTCTTATCTAAACATACTGCAAAATATCCATTACTCATATTTTGTGTGTTTGTATCTTTCATAATATCGTTTAATTTCATAGTTTCATGTACCATTATATCAGTTGTGGCAAGTCTTGTCAAGCTATATTTTCACTATTTTTAACAATGATTATCATTTGCATTTAAGAATGATTCTCATTTGATAGTGATTCATAATCCTCAATGTTTAATTTCTTAAATTTTCTTCTCGATTTACTAAACGATATAGGTTTAGGAAATTTAATCATTTCGGTTGTTCCTTTTTTAATATATGCATGTAGTTTCATCTTGTTTTTTACAAAATATATATTGTTACTAATCTGCTCTTCACCCCAATCGGTAATCTCTTGTAATACTTCAATCATTATGAGGACTCCATCATTATTTCTATTGAGCCTTTTAAAGTGTCAAAAATGTTATATAAATCTGTTGTGTCAATATCTAAACCAGACTTCTCTATAATATCTCTAACTTTGTCCTCACTATTTCCAAGTTCATAAATCATTCTATTATAAGTATGTTCATATTTTTGTTCTAATGTCATCATAGTATATCTCCTGTTTTTTAATTGATTATTCCGGTATAGGTATAACTAGAACCTGATATTGGATAAATCGCAAAACTTGTTGCATGTTCTTGAACACAATGAAAACGGTTTCTATAATATCTTTTACCGTAATCACTTTTACCACGATATCTGATTCTAAACATACCTTTAAAGTGTATTTTAAAATCATGCAATATATCTATTGGTAAATTTTTAGAAATTGAAGCTTCTCTATCAGGTGATAGATTATCTATTATCATTCCATATAATGTTTTTCTTGTGTATAATCTTTCAGATGTGCGACCTTTTAGAGATTGCATACCTAATGGTTTTCTTTTCATCCATTCGCCCTTTCCAGGCCATGTTTCAATTTGATTTAACATATTCATTATTGAGTTATCCCCACTTGTATTAGTTTAATCATTAGTGCTATTAGGAATAGCGAACCGAATAATTGTATTGTAATCATAGTTGTGTTCCTCATTGTTAATACTTTAGTCATTGTATTATTGGTCCCCTTGTATAATTCTCATACATGCGATAACTAGTGTCGCAGATATATCATGTCTTTTCATGATTGTTATAATCTTGTATCCTCTTTTAATGTCTGATAGTATGTATTTCATAGTTTTTCTCTCTTTTATTAGTTTATATGTATATTATAACAGTTATGGCAAGTCTTGTCAAGCACTTTCTGCTCTCCTAAACTATTGATTTTTAAGGATATTTTAAAATAATTTGAATTATTTTTTTGAGAATGATTCTCATTTGGTGTAAATTGTTTACTTTTTGTACAACTCATGCATAAAGCTTAACATATCTAGAACATCATGTCAAGCTTTATTTCCAGTTATTTTTGACCCAATCTTGGTCTGATTCATGGGGGTTAGGATGGCCATGAAATACTGCGATTGACCCCTCACCTTTGGCGAAATCCCAGCGACCTCTATCGAATCTAGGGTCCTTTCTGTCGTGCCATTTATATGAGAATGTCCATTCATCAGGATATGGTTTTACCTTGTCTTTGGGTTTGACTTTTAGATTTGGCATATTTTCAACAATATCTGTTGTCAATTCTGAAATGACATTCTGGTCACCTTGTAGCTGCATAAGTCTGCTTCTCTCTGCAATAAAACCATTCCATATTCTTTCGGTTTCTGTTGCATTATTCCATTTCATAACACTAGAGTTCCAACCTTTTGTTGCATAACTGAAATCTCTTGTTACTGAAAATTCATCTTCTTTACTATATGTAATAAACTTATCTATGTTTTCTAGTATGACTACATCTAAATCTAGATAGAAATTTACACCTTCTAATTCACACTGTGGTGAAAACAATTGCATTTTGTTCCACCATCCTTCATAGTTATGATGATGAAAAGGTTTACATGTTATATTACCATCTAGTAACTTGTGTAATTTAACATGGTCTGTGAAACAAATAAAGTTATGTGGTATTGTTAAATGTCTTTGTAACATGTTATATAAGTTTTGCACATACTTAACATCATACTTATCACCATAATATACACAACAAAAGTTTATCATAATATTTGTTTCCTCATCACCTCAAATGCTTTACCACTTTCTATTTCAGGTAATGTAAATTGATTCTCTACAACAAACTTCATCCACTCTGTTACAGTTTTTCTACCTGGTCTAAAAGGTTTTTCTACAAACTTTAAATCTCTACTCGCAATAGGTGAACATACATTTTTACCATGACATATTACAGGTGTCATATTCATAACAGCGTCAATTGCCGATAAACTCATATTAGTAACTAGACAATGAGCACCTTTTAAACTATCTTTTATATCTGTATTCCAAAATTCATTTCCTGGTCTAGGTTTGTTTCTTACTTTTATTTCTCTGTCTGTATGTTTTTTTAATTCAGTTACACATTCATGTATCCATTCATCTTGATTCATACCATTTATATTATAAGTTACCATTTGTGATGAAGGACAAACTAGAATATGATTTGTATCACCTGTTTCCCAACCTTTAAAGTTTACATCAATACCTTTTGATTCTAAATGTGATATTCTTGTGCCGTCACCAACACTAGCTCGTATTGTATGTAAATTTCTATGTACAATTCTGAAGTATGTTTTATCATAGTTGTGAATTTTAGGTTCTGGATATCTTGTGATTTGTTCTGTGAAGTATCCTACATCTACATAGAACCATGTCTTGTCTTCATCTATACACTTTTGAATCTCTGGAACATTCTTACCTGCAAGACCCCAAAAGAAATGTACTTCTTGGTCTGATTCAGGCCACCCTTTTTTAAATGCTTCCCATATCTCATGTGATAAACATTTCTGCCAATCTAATTTGTGATATATATTCATTTATTTTTTAATCTATTATAACAAGTTCCGTCTGCAATTTCTGTCATTGTATATTGATTTGCAAGTACACTATTCAACCACATTTGTCTACTACTATCAGGTATGTATTGTATACTATCTGTTCCTTTTTCAAATGTTTTTACATCAAGTGATATAGGATATGCAGCTGACATTTCACCACAATAACTTGGTATGCCCCATATGAGTGATTGTACAGCAGCTGCTGATTGTAGACTAATTACACATTTTGCATTTTTAACTTCTGATTCAAAAGATATTAAACTGTTCTTTTTTCGTATTCTTATTTCTAAGTCTGTATTTTTTTTCAACATTTTGATAGTGTCTTCTGTCCAATCAGGTACATCCCACCATTTCTTTGCAAAATCAGATGGTTCAAATACTAAAACATATTTACCATCTTTTTTCCAAGGTTCTAATTGTACATGTTCTTCATACTTTTCTATTCTTTTATAATCATCATCAGATAACTCATCAAGAGTATTTACTAATTGTGCATTTTTTGTAACTCTATAAACTTTATCTTTTAATTTAAAATTAGTACAATGTTTTGATTCATTCATTACATATGCATGGTCAAAGAAATACCAATCTTGTTTATCTTCTATTGCTTGATTTATAATTAATTCAGTTCCTCTTAGACAACCCCATACTGCAACAGGCGTATTTAAAACTTGTAAGTTTTCAACAGCACCAAATGTTGGCCATAATGTTTGTTCATATTGACCTACTACTCTTTCTTTTTCATGCATAACACCGTTCGCACTTTTAACAAATGCTCTTAGTATTTGGTCTGTTATTTCTCTTGTGCCGAATCCTTGTATCATGTTTCTATCCACGAACATTCTTTATGATATTCTTTCCATGTTTCTGAGTATGAACAGTCTGCATATTCTTTAAACCAAGGTCCACCTTTTGTAAAGTGTATGTTATTTACTTTTGATTTAGTATTATAACCTGGTTCATCTACTAACCAATTCCATTCTAATGGTAATTCACCAATTAGTTCTTCACTTTCTAACCATTTAAATTGATGTAACTGTAAACCTGTTGCACTATTAACATAGTCTGGTGTAAGTTCATTACACTTGTTACAGTTCATTAACATAAATGATGACCAATTCTTTTTCTCATACTTTGTTTGCACTTGACCTAAAAACTTTTTATCTTCTACTGGTGTATAATCATGTTTACATAATTGTACTGCATACTTATCATCTCTTAATCTCCAGAGTTCTGCAATATCTCCCAACATGAGTTGGTCGCAATCCATAAATACACCCCACCCTTTGTAATTCATAAGATGTGGTACCATGAATCTGCTAAATGAAAATTCTGTTGATGATAAATTATTTCTTTCTCTTACAAAATCATCACGAAGGTTTGGTAAATAGATAGGTGTTATTGATACAGGTTTTGTACTGTTTCTTAATATACTATATGCAAGTGTATTAAATGCAACCTTTTCTTTACTATCGTATCCGATAAATACATTAATCATAACTACCTATACTCCAATAAACTAAAAGTGCTACTGCAATCCCAAAACATATTAACTGAAAATCATTCATAACTATACCTCTTTATTTCTTTAAATACTTTTTCACAATCCTCTAATTTTAACATATTAGGTCCATCACTTGGTGCATTGTCCGGGTCTTGATGACATTCTATAAATAATCCATCTATACCTTGTGCAACAGCGGCTCTAATTAAACCAGGAACATAATCTCTATTACCACCTGATGAATTTCCGTTACCACCTGGTTTCTGTACAGAATGAGTAGCGTCAAATATTATTGGTACATCAAATTCATTTCTCATGTATTGTATACCTGTAAAGTCTGTTACTAATGTATTGTAACCAAAACTTGTTCCTCTATCTGTAATCCAAACATTATCTGTTCCTGTTTTAGATAGAATACCTTTTACATCCCATGGTGCTAAAAATTGTCCTTTCTTTATATTAACTACTTTGTTTGTTAGACTTGCAAGTTCAACACTTCTAATTAATAAATCTGTTTGTCTACATAAAAATGCTGGTATCTGTAATACATCTACTGTAGGTAAAACTTCTTTCACTTGCCATACTTCATGTACATCTGTCAATACTTTACAACCTACCTCATCTCTTACATCTGATAACCATTGTAGTCCTTGAAATATACCTGGTCCTCTTTTACCATGTAAAGATGTTCTATTTGCCTTATCATAAGATGATTTGAAATAAAATTCAAACTCATACTTATCACATAGCTCTTTTAATGCACTAGCAATTTCTATTGCATGTTCAGAAGATTCTAATTGACATGGTCCTGCTATAATTTTCATTTGTCTTTTCTTAATCTCATTAATTGTTCTTCATCTTTAGATAACTTCTCTTTGTCTTTCATTTCACCAACAGTTTCTCTTTGTATATCATCATGGTCGAAGTGTGCATAGTATAATTCAAATCCTATACAATCTTCTAATGCTTCAAACTGATGATACTCACCTGGAGATACACTCATGAAATCACCTGGATTTAAAATTGTCATATCTACTAAATCATAATCATTTTTCCAAACTCTAATCAATAGTTTTCCAGTCATACAATAGAAACCATTAAACTTATAGTTGTGTTTATGTTTACTACATATACCACCTTTTTTAATGTCAATTCTATGAAACTCAATATTAGAATTTGCAAAAACTAATTCTGTTTGACCCCATACTTTACCTGATATACTGCCCATGTTATCTCCTTTTTCTTAGCCATTCTGGTGAATGTTCTTGTTGTTTTCTTTTACCTTTTCTATGGTCTAGGTAGTCATGTATCAATTTATCTCTTGCCATAATATGTGAAGGACCACCATCACCTAATTTTTTCTCGTAATAATCATCTGTAAAATTATTTGTCATTATTTTTCTAGTGTTATCATAAGTATGACAATCTGTTTGAAATGGTAAATCATAAACTGTATCGTTTACATATAAGTTTCTGTAATGTTCTATAAAATCTTTCATACATTCATGTTCCATATTGAATCCTATGAATCCTGTTTCTGTATATAATCCTTCTCTATAATAAAATGATGTACAAATTTTATCTGGCATTATCTGTTCAAGTATTTCTTCATCCATATTTTGTAAAAATACACAATCGGCATCCACATAATACATTTTGCCACCATGTTTAGAGGCATTACATTGTGCAAATACTTTATAAGAAAATCTTACAGCGTCAAACATAAAACTAGGTACTTCTTTTTTACTATTTCTGTTTACAAATTTTTCACACTCTGGTTCTTCTTCATATAATGGTACATAGATAATATTTTGCATTATTGGATACTTATCTATTTTATCTTCAACATAAACATACAAAGGAAATTTTTGTCCAGTATTCTTATAAGACAGAAGTAAGTCTTTGCCATATTCATCAAACAATCTCTTGTTCATTGTTGTTACAAAATGTTTAGCCATATCTTTTTAAATCCCATTTTAACATATCTTCTATTATCATATCTAAATTATACTTTGGTTTCCAACCTAGTTCTGTTCTTGCCTTAGTTGAATCGCCTATAAGTAAATCTACTTCTGCTGGTCTTTTAAACTTTTCATTAGTTGTTATAATCAATTGATTATCTAAAGTCCAACATTCATCAATTACAATTTCAGCACTTATTAGATTACCATAATCATCTTGTTGTTGTGCCTCTTTTCTTGTTTTAATCCAATGATGTTTAATACCTAGTTGTAGTAACACTCTACTAGCAAACTCTTTAACAGAATTTGTTTCACCTGTTGCCAATACATAATCTTTTGGTTCATCTTGTTGTAACATTAATCTCATGCCTTCAACATAATCTTCTGCATGACCCCAATCTCTTTGAGAGTCAATTGTTCCTAACATAATAGGTTTTTTAGTTTTCATCCACTTCACTAAACCTTTTGTAATCTTTCTTGTTACAAATTCAGAACCTCTCATTGGTGATTCATGATTAAATAATATACCACTACATGCGAACATATCATAAGATTCTCTGTAATTAATTGTTATAGTATGTCCATATAGTTTTGCACATGCATAAGGACTTCTAGGGTAAAATTTTGTGTTTTCATTTTGTGGTATCTCTTGTACTTTACCAAACAGTTCACTTGTGGATGCCTGATAAAACTTTATTTTAGGATTAACTTGATAGATAGTTTCTAACATTCTTAATACACCAACACCATCTATAAGAGCTGCCATTTCAGGTTGTTCAAATGATAATGCAACAAATGACTGTGCAGCCAAATTGTACACTTCATCTGGTTGTGTCTTATCAATCATTCTTCTGATATTTGCCTGGTCTACAATATCTACATCAACATATTCTATATCATCAGTAATACCCATTTCATCTAGTCGCCAGTTCTGTATACCTGTTGTGTGTTTGACACCACCATATACTTTATAACCTTTTTCTAATAAGTTTTTAGCAAGATAACATCCATCTTGACCTGTAACACCTGTTATAAGTGCTGTTTTCATTCTTCACCCCCAATTTTTTGTAGTGCATTAAATACCATATCTATATTTTCTTTCAAATTTGTAACATCATTACCCATAAAGAAACCATTATCATGTAGATAGTCTGCATTAGGATAATCTGCTCTACCAATATATGTAAAGTACTCTATTACAGGTTGTTTCATAAAGTTACCTGCAATGATTGGTCTTGTTTCTACACCTAATTCTGTTAATTTTTTAATAACTTTATCTCTTTTGCCTGATAGTTTATCTTTTAATATTACTGAAAAACCAAACCAAGATGATTTACCTATTTCTTTTTGTATTATTACATTATCAAGTTTACTAAACTTTTCTACAAAGTATTTAGCATTGTTTCTTCTTTCTTCTATAAACTTATCACATTTTTTAAGTTGTACACTACCAATTGCACCACTCATTTCTAATGGTCTTACACTATAACCTGGTGTAACAAAAGTAAAACTATCTTTAAATGGGTCACCTGTTTTATTATATAAATTATTATCATCAGGTAAATCTCTACACCAACCATGAGCTCTTAGTGAACGAATGTAATCATAGTCATCTTTGTCATGACACACTATCATACCGCCTTCCATAGTTTGCATATGATGTGAAAAGAAAAATGAAAAACTTCCCATTCGACCTACTGTACCACATTTTTTAGTTAAAATTCTATCACCATCTGCAACAGTTACATTAGATACTGCACCTAAACTTTCACAATTATCCTCAATCAATATTAGTTTGTGTTTATCACATATTTTTTTAATCTTAGCATAATCACATGAATTGCCTAATAAGTTTACTGCAAATACAGCTACTGTTTCTGGTGTTATTGCTTCTTCTATTTTTGAAACATCTAAATTAAGAGTATCTAAATCTACATCAACAAAATTAGGAGTGAATCTGTTTTGTAGTAAAGGAAAATAAGTTGTAGACCAAGATACTGCCGGCACTATAACATTACCATGTAACATATCTTTATTGACTAGACTAGACCATATTAATAAGTTTGCTGTACTGCCTGAATTTACCATGACAGTATACGGAACATCAAAATGTTCTGCAAATTCTTTCTCGAATTGTGCCACTCTAGGTCCCATTGTGTAGCGACCATCATTAATGACATCTTGTATTGCTTGTATTTCTTCTTTATTCCAAGTATCACTTGACAAACTATATTTCATAATATACTCCTATTATTACATACTCATATTAAAAACTTTTTTCCAAGTCGCAAATGCTAAAATTGTCCATAATTCTTTTTGAGACTTTATTCCGTCATTAGGCATTACAGTTGCAAGACCACTTTTATTTAAAGCTTTAACCCAACCATCTCTTTGTAAAAATCTTAATTCAATTTCTTCAGGATGATATTCAAATATTTCTTGCATTTCTGTATCTAATAATATCTCTCTAACCCAATCTCTTAACCTAGTATCAGTTGCTCGTTTATTAAATCTTCCTATCAATAACTCATCAGTAGGAAATCTCCAACCAGTCTTTGCTCTATTTATAATATGTTTAGGTAAGTGGTCCTGATATGCAGCTTTTAATAATTGTTTATTAAATCTAGCCCAATCACTAGTTTGAAAATCTGCATTTGTTAGAAATGCTGGTTCTATACCTGAAATATAATTTCTAAAGTCATTGCATAAGAAAGGAAATCTACCTTCTAATCCATGTGCCATACCTAACTTATCATTTCTAATTAAAAAATCTTCTGCAAGTGTATTCATTCTTTCTATGTACATAAAATCATGTAAGTCTGGTCTCATTTTATCTTCTAACTTAAAACTCATATTATCTTGTACTAACCACTCTTTTAAATATTCAAACTGTTGTTCTTCTGTTATCCATAGTTCTGATTTTAACTCTTTATGATTAGCACATAATGCTTTTAATTTAATTTGCCAATTGGGTATTCTATGATGTTTATAACCAGCAAACAATTCATCACCACCATCACCACTCATGGTTACAACAACATCATCTTCTGCAATTCTTTTATTAGTATTGAAATATGAGGCAAGACTTTTACTTTGTCTAGGTTCTTCTAATGCATATATTGTATCTTCAAATGATTTTATAAATCCTTCTTCGGTTTCTTTAACCATAATATGTTCACACTTTCTTGCCTTTGCATACTCTTTGCCTATTGTACAGTCTTCATTCAATCTACTTTTTATATCAGTTGTAGGAAAGTGTGTACTATAACATTTAGGGTTATATCCTAGTTCTGTCATCTCATATAGTATTGCTGAGCTGTCAATACCACCACTTAGAAATAAACCTATTTCTCTCTTACCCATAAGAGTCTTTTCTACTGCCTTATTTAACTTATCTTTTATTTTAAATATATCAGGAGCATAACCTTTTGCATAACCATGTTTATTGATGTTAGATACTATTCTTAAATTACTTACAGTATCGTATTGTATAATTTGACCAGGTGTAAGTTTTCTAATCTTATCAAATAAAGTCAGATGACCTGCAACATAACCTTGTTTATAAAAATGACCAAATGCTTCTTTGTCTACTTTTCTTTCAAATCCACATTCTAATAAACTTTTTACTTCAGATGAAAATGCTAACTTGCCGTCAAGATGGCCATAGTATAATGGTTTTGAACCATTGACATCTCTTACTAACCATATTTTTTTATTTGTTTTATTATAACATGCAAAAGCAAACATACCATCTAGTTCGTAGATAAACTTGATACCTCTTTTTTCTAAACCTACTGCTAAAGTTTCTGTATCTGTATCTGTTTTAAATTTATAGTCAAGTGTTTTTCTTAATTCTATGTGATTATAAATCTCACCATTAAATACTAATACTAAATCATTATGTTCCCAAGGCTGTTGTGATACATCAGGAGTATCTGTGATAGATAATAAGTTATGACCTAATGATATGTTCTCATTATTCCAGTCTCCTTGTCCATCAGGTCCTCTATGATGTGCCTTGCATAACATTTCACCCATTATCTTTTTATCAGTCCAACAAAATCCATGAATTGCACACATTTATTTATTCCTTTTGTTTATATAATTATCTAACCATTCTTCAAACTCAATTGCCGGCATGGGTTTACATAGATACTCTTGTATACCTGTACCTCTTGCAAATTTACCATTTGGTAACTTCTCTATCTTTTTTGGTAACTCTTTATGTTTACCAAATATAAATCTTCTTGTGCCAGGACCATAAGGTGGTATCTCTGCATGTAAACAAAAATATTCTATTCCACATGATTCTACTTTTGACAATATTCTTTTAAGTGTAGCTGCCATTATTTTAAAATCACCACATTACATATTTGTCTATGCACATTAGAATTAACTTGTGTAACTCCGTGCCAACCTTCTTCAGCATTTTTGAATAAACAAGAACGATTACCTATCACACTTGTTGTTACTGATTTTTTAAAATCTTTTGGTTCAGGATTCATTTTATCTACTTTTTTATCACGATAGAAAATTGTTTTACCACCATCTTCATCTGTCCAACCATTAGGCATAAAGTAAAATAAATGTGAACCTATTTTTCCTACACTATCTATATGAGGTGATACATCAAGACCACCTTCTGTTTTATGAAAATCAAATCTAATTTTAAAAGTTTTAACATTTAATGCCTTGCATATAAATTTATGATAGTCTTTGTTTTTTAATATATTAGTACAAAACTGATACCATATAGATGGTAATTGTTCTATTTCTACCATATACTCATCAAAATATTTACTACCTTGTGTTTCACCTATACAAAAAAATCTACGACAATGTGGTCTTTGACCATGTTTTCTGTCTTTTGGAAATTCATCTTTAAATAACTCATTTTTTGGAAAATCTTTTAACATTCTTTCATAAGCATTTGGCCATAAGAAATCTACAAAATTTGCATGGGGGCAAAAATCTGTATTATGCATATTATATTGTCCTTCGGTAGGTATTGTAATCATTCTTTATGTCCTCTTATATCTCGTTTGCACTTGATACATGGTGAGTTTTCAATCCAGTCAGCATTATTTATTCGTTTCTTAAACCCTTGATATTTTTCACTTGCATAGTTTTTAAATAAATCAGTTTCTTTTTCTAAGTTACCTATTGTCCATTCTTTATGCAATTCTGGTGCTAACATATCGCAACATGCTGTCATACTGCCATCATACTCTATATAAACACCTTTGTCCATACTTGAACATGATTCAGTTCTTTTATAATCAAGGTCTAAAACTGTACCTGCTCTATTCATACCGTTCTTCCAATAATTTCTTGCATGTATAGTAGATTTAATTTGAGGTAATTTATATTTTATCCAATCTTTATTTTTATAATTATCAGGATTAATTTCTGGTACTTGTATCTTTTTACATATTTGATTTATTCTTTTGAATACACCTGTTTCATCATACTCTATAACACCATTTTTTAAGTATGCCTGTATAGCAATATTGTCTACATAACATTCTATTAGTTCATCTATATAATTTCTATCTAAAAAATCTGCATTTGTATTGATACTAATTTTTGCATTAGGTATATAATAATTTACCAAACGACACTTTCCTAATATGTCATCCTTATATGCTAGTGGTTCATGATATCTAGAAAAATCTATACGACCATCAAAATCAATTTCTCTTAATTGTTCTAAGATGTTTTGAAACATTGTAGGTTTCATGAATATAGTTTTCTTTTTATCTTTTCTGTTCACATCATCTCTAGATAAAGGACAGAAGTTACATGTTCTATTACAATAACTATGAGTACCTATTTCTATAGATGTTATATTGTCTTTAAATAATTTTTGTGATTCTGTAATATTCATTAGTATGTGTAAATCTTGGGTAATTCTTTAAAGAGTTTGTTGTATTCTTCTTCTGATATTAACTTGGCATCTTGAGCTGGATAGTCTGTTTCTACTCCTTTCGTGGTTGCATATCTATTCTTGTCGGATTTATATAAACTCTGTCTTGTTTGTTTCCATCTTTCATTCTTAAACTCATCTGGTTTATTAGAAGTCTTTTGTGGAAATGTTTTTGGATGTTGTGGATTCATTTTGTTACTTGTCCTGGCCATTGACCTCTAGGTAAAAATGTATGTGTTACTATGGCATCCTTTTCTGACTTTGACTTAACAATATATGATTCTATAAAATCATAATCATTTTCTTGTGCCCAAATAACTCTTTTATTTCCTGTATGCACACCATAACCTTCAACAAAATCACCTTCTAGATTATGTCGTGGCCATCTTTTAGACTTCATAGGTTCCCAATAATCATTTAAGTGTACTACTATTACAGGCCACATCATACCTACTGATTCAATACTCTCAGTAAATGGTTTCATCTTCTTTGCAATCCAGTTTCTAGGTGCTGTAATAATTAATTCTTTTAGAGGAAAGTTTACTACTTCACAGTCAGTAAGATTCACTGGAACATAATTATTTGCCTTTAATACTTTCATAACCATATCTCGCAATGTAGTAAGCATCCACAATATCTGTTACAGGATTAGATAGTGTTTGCATATCCATCATTTTCATTAAATCAGTTTTTGTATCTTTACAAAATTGTTCATACATCAATTCTTTATTTGCATTACCTTTATCTGTTGCAAATTTCTTAACAATACTAGGTGCTACTGTATCATACTTTAATTTTTTTGAAAGTAAAACATGTTTTAATATACCACAGTTTTCTGCAATTTGAAATATTGCCTGACCTTTACTGCCGTAAGAATATCCTTCTATGTGTACAGTTTGTTGACCATCAAATAAATTCATATCACCATAACTTCTTATAGTTTGCAATGACCACTTAGCAAGATTATTAAATCTTTGTATAGGGTCAGTCCATTCTTTATATTCACTACCTATTATATTTTTACCAAAATTACCAATATATTTTTTCTTAGATGATACATAATAAAATTTACAGTTTTCAAATGATAAGTCGCCAGTTGCAATACAAATTGCTGGAGAATTTAAACTGTAATCAATCCCAATTGCTTGTATTTTCTTCATCTAAAAAGGCCTCATCTTCTAATTCATGTCCACAGAATGGACAAGTTAAAGGTGCTGATGGATGTTCTGCATCCCACCTTACTTCATACGGCGTATCACAGTTCGTACATTCTATATTCAAGTATTGATATTGTATCATTATAATTTAAATTCCTTAAATTGGTCTTTTTCTACATCTTGTTTAATACCACCTATAACATAACTTTCAATTTCTGTTTCTTGTGGTGCATTTTGTAATTCTTTTGAATTTAACCAATGTTGTACCCATGGTAATGGATTTGTTTTTTGGTCATACTTAGGTTCTAAACCTATAGTTCTCATTCTTCTGTTTGCCATGTGTTCTACAAATCTATGTAAAAGTTTTTCAGACAATCCTATCATAGAACCTTTTGTCAATAAGTATGTTGCCCAATCTTTTTCTTCTTGAACAGCCTCATCATACATATCGTAAACTTGTTGTTCAGTATCTTTGATTACTTGTAACATAACTTTATCTTGTTCATGTTCACGATAGTTATTAATTATTTTTTGAGATATTGCTAGATGTTGTGATTCATCTCTTGCGATAAGAGATATAATCTTAGCAGAACCTTCTAATTGTTTTAATTCACCAAATGCGAAACTACATGCAAATGATACATAAAATCTTAAACCTTCTAAAATGTTTACTGTGCATAATGCAAGCCATAATCTTTTTTTAAGTTCGTATTCATTTACATCATGTCCCATTATTTTCTTGTAACCTATTTCAATCAATTCATCATATGCCTTTGTTACTGATTTTGCTCTTTGTCCTATCTTTTCATCATCAATGATAGTATCAAATACTTCATTAGGATTTGGATATAAGTTCTTTATAATATAAGTGTATGACCTAGAGTGAATTGTTTCCATAAAATCCCATGTTATTAAACAAGATTCTAATTCAGGTAAACTACAGAAAGGTAAAAATGCAAGTGCTGGTCCACGACCTTGTACACTATCTAACATTGTTTGATATTTTAGATTAGATGTAAATATAAATTTGTGTTCTTCTCTTAGATTCTGATAATCATTTCTATCTTTTTGTAAAGATATTTCTTCAGGTCTCCAAAAGAAACCTAATTGTTGTTGTGTTAGTTTGTCAAATATAGGATACTTAAATGTATCGTATCTTTGTAATGCCAAATCTTTACCAAAAAACATTGGTTGTTTTGTAAAGTCTAATCCTTTTTCTTTGTTAAAAACACTTTTCATATTGTGCATGATTCACACTCCTCTTCTTCTGTTAGTTCTTCTTCCTTATATGTCGAATCATCTTCTAGTACATCAGGTTTATCATCTTCATCTATCTTACCATCATATGTGTTTTGATAGTAAGATGTTTTCCATCCTAGTTTATAAGTCGTAAGAAGGTCTTGTGCCATTACTGATAATGGTACTTGATTCTCCTCGTAGTCTTCTGGATTGTACGACCAGTTGCCTGATATTGCCTGGTCAAAGTACTTCTGCATTACTGCAACGATATTTATATATCCGGTGTTCCCACCCATACTCCATAGTAAAGTGTATTTACTTTTCAATGATAAGTATTGAGGTACTACTTGTTTAAGTGGTCCTTGTTTTGATTTCTTGACTGATAAGAAATCTCTAGGTGGTTCAATGCCGTTTGTAGCATTAGAAACCACACTAGATGATTCTGATGGCATTTGAGCTGATAGAGTGCTATGTCGGAGACCATGCTCAGTTATTTCTTTCCTAAGTGATTCCCAATCTAGAGTTAGTTTGCGATTTACAATCTCATCCACCTCTTTCTTGTAAGTATCAATAGGTAAGACGCCATCAGAATACTTTGTTCTATGAAA